GGCGTCCCGTCCGGGGACGGCTCCACGATCGCGTAGGCGACGCCCTTCATGAGCGCCTCCGTGTGCGCCAGCTGGGAGCCGGCGTCGAGGTCGTTCTCCTGCCAGATGCGGCGCCAGATGTCGGCATCTCCCTCGGCATCCCGGAAGCGGAAGCCCTGGACCTCGAGCCGCTCACCGGGCGCGTCCACGACGAGGCTCATGAAGTTGGAGCTGAACTCCCGGAAGCGGGAGCCGAAGGCGTCCCGGAACTTCTGGCTCGCGAACGCCAGCGGCTGGTGCCCGTCGTAGTAGGCCTCGAACGTCTCGAGGTCGAGCCGTCGCGCCTCGAGGCGCGCGAGGAGACGGGCCAGCCACCACTCGGGAGAGCCGGCGGGAGCAGTGCGGAGGTCGAGCGTGTCCGGCATCAGAAGCCCACCGGGACGCGGGGTTGGCGCACGAACGGCTTCGGCGCCTCCTGCATCGCCATCGCGACCGCCATGACCATCGCCACGCAGGCGTCGTTCTTCCTCGGCGTCACCTTCCTCGGCTTGGTGACCTTCATGCCGCGTTCCGTGAGGATCGCGGTGGTGTTGGCGACGTGCTCCGCGAGCACCGGGTCGCCGTCATGCGCGAGCCGTCCGGTGGTGATCAGCTCGAACGCCTGGGTGCTGGCTGGTCCCATCGTGGTCGCGTTCTGGGGGAAGTCGACCATCGCCAGCCCCTCCTGCTCGAGGGTCTCGGCGGATTCGGAGAACGCCCAGCGGTCGTAGGCGAAGGCAGGACCGGGCAGCACCCGGTTGGTCTTCTCGTCCCGGGCCTGGGACACCGGGAAGCGACCCCGCAGGTCGCGCAGATAGACGCGCATCGACTCGGTGTTGACGCGGCCGGTGGCGGGGTGGGGCGGGAACACGCGCGACCTCACCACGACGCGGTCCCCCTGGCGCTGGGCGACGACGATCGCGGACAGGTCGCTCGTCTGGCCCTTGTCGATTCCCACGCCGACCGGGAGGGTCGCTTCGAGGCCGTGGAGCGGGTCACCGGGATCGGGGTCGCCGACTCGACAGCCCGACCACGCTCCGTCGGGGAGCCAGGCTTCCTCGGTGCCGACGAACTGGTTGAGGTGGTACCGGCGCCACTCGAGCAGGGCGCCGCGGGACTTGAGGCGGGCGTACTCCTGGGCGAGGTACTTGCCATCGCGGAGCCAGGAGGCGGGGTTGGCGCCCAGCCAGACCGCGGGGTCCTCGATGTCGGCGTCCCGGGCCGCGCCGTACCACCAGATGAGGACGCCGTTGGCCCGGTCGCGGTAGACCAGGAGCGAGCCGCGCTCCTCGAGCTCGCCCGGTCCGTCGAACATCGAGGCGTGCAGCTCCGACAGGATGCCCGGACCATCGACGCCCGCGGTGCTGATCCAGAGGGTGAAGGGCTGCTCCCGTGCTCCGGTGCCGGTCGTGAGCGCGGTGTAGAGATCCGCCGTCCGGTGGGCGTGGAGCTCGTCGATGATGTTCGCGTAGGGGTTGAGGCCGTGCTGGAGCGCAGCGTCGGCAGACAGCGATCGCATGACCCCGCCGTTGCGCGGGCACTCGATGAGCGTCGTCCGGACGGTGACGTGACGGGCGAGTCGGGGTGACTGCTGGGCCATGCGCCGGGACTGGCCGAGCACGATGCCGGCCTGGTTGCGGGCGGCAGCGGCGACGTAGACCTCGGGCTCGGCCTCCCCGTCAGCGACCAGGAAGTACAGGCCGGCGGCACTGGCCTGGACGGACTTGCCGTTCTTGCGGGGCAGGCCGAGGCCGACCTCCTGGTAGACCCGGAGGCCGGTGACGGGGTCGACCTCGAGCGCCTCCCACCAGAACTCGCGCTGCCATGGTTCGAGGCGCAGGGGCTCGCGGGCCCAGCGTCCCTTGGTGTGGCGGACGTAGTGCTCGCAGAAGGCGGCGAAGCGGGGGCCGCCGGTGAGCTCATCGGGGACCACGGCTCAGGCATCGCCGCCCACCACGCGCAGACGGGGCGGTGGCCCGAGGACGTCCTCGATGTCGGCGGGCAGCGCCGATGCCTCGACCCGCAGGCCCGCCCGAGCCGAGGGCGAGAGGCCCAGCTCCCGGGCGAACAGGCGGACCGCATCAGCGTTGTCGCGCACGACCTGGTGGAGCGGGTTCTTGACGAACTCGCCATCGCGTCGGAGGAGCGGGCTGGACTTGGCGTACAGCTCCGCGGCCTGGGCATAGCGGGCGACGGCCTCGCAGTAGCAGCGCAGGACGTCCGCATCGGCACCCACGATCACGTCGCTGCCCCGCATCTCGCGGACCACGCGCCGCCAGACCTTCTGGGCCTCGTCGTCCATGCCCCGTGGCATCTGCGGGGCGCCACGCCGCGGCAGGGGCTCCATCCGGTTGACGCGCGAGGGGCGGGTCTCGCCGTTCCGGAGCTTCACGCCGGTCGGGGTGGGAGCGGGTCCGCGGCGGCCCATCACGCGGCCTCCGCCGTGGGTGCCGGGATGCGCTCTGGCTTGATGCCCGTGAACTCCTCGAATCGCCGGACGATGACGTCGCAGTAGAGCGGGTCGATCTCCATGAGGCGGGCACGCCGGCCGGTCTGTTCCGCGGCGATCAGCGCCGATCCGGAGCCACCGAACAGGTCGAGCACCACCTCACCGGGGAGGGAGCTGTACTCGATCGTCAGGCGCGTCAGCTCGGTGGGCTTCTCGGTCAGGTGGACCATCGCCCGCGGGTTGACCTTCTTGACCGACCAGACGTCAGTGGCGTTCGGAGGCCCGAAGAACCGGTGCCCCGCGCCTTCCTTCCAGCCGTAGAAGCAGTTGTGGGTGACGATGCCGTCGGCGACGTAGTGGTGGTGGCGGTCCACGTCCATCGAATAGACCGGTCCCGCGAAGGCCTGGCGGTCGACGTTCCGGACGGGCTCCCAGCTGAACGCGTGGCCCCTGCCGGGCACCGGCACCGTCATCGCCTCGGGGAGCAGGTTGCAGGCCCGCACCTGGACCGGGACGCGGGCCCCGATCTTGGTGCGCGTCGCGCCGAGCCGGACGAACGGGAACGCCAGGCGTCGACCGTGGTCCGCGAGCGCCCGCTCCGCTGCGGCCTGGAGCCCGTCGAGGTCGAGCGCGTCATAGATGCGCGCGATCGCCGCCTCGCTCCGGCCATCCCGTGCCAGCGATCGCCAGAACGTGGTCGGGATGCCGTAGCGCACCGAGGCGATCTGCTCCGCGACCCCGGCATCGGTCTCCGAGCCATGGAGGCTCAGGATCCAGCCCTCCTCGCCACCCTCGGTGAGCATCCGGCCCTTGAGCCCGAAGCCCCAGGTCGTCTGGAGGCGCGTCCGACCGACCCGCCACCAGCGTCCGCGGCGCATCAGGTAGACGCACCACATGCCCGCGGACTCCGCGGTGAACCGCACGGTCCAGGGATGGCCATCGGTCGTCCAGGTCTCGGCGCCCCCGACCGCCACGCCGTAGAGGTCGCCGTCGTAGGGTCGGCTCGTGGTGCGGATGCCGAGCCCGTCCCGGAGGCCCGTGATGGCCGGTGAGCGCAGGTCCAGGCTGACCACCCGGTCGTCGTCCCGGAGCGACTCGATCGGGACCCGGCCGTCGGGCGTGAGCACCCGGGTGCCCGCCGGCTGGCACCACTCGTGGTTGCCCATGAAGTCCTTGCGGGTGAGCACCGCGTGCTCCTTCACCCAGATCACCGCCTGGCTGAAGTAGAGGCCGGCGGCACGGAGTGCGGGCGGGTAGTTCGCGATGTTCGCGTAGCCACCCCAGACGTAGAAGGCGCCGCCGGGGCGGAGCACCCGGGCGCCGTTCCGGAACCAGGCGTCGAGACGCGCCGCGAAGTCCTCGTCGGTGATGAAGTCGCCGACAAGGGGCCGATCCTTGGCGCGCATCTTGCGGTGGGTCGCCTGGGCCTTCTCGGGATGGCGCGCCAGGTCCATGGACTGGTGGTGACCCCGCGGCCCTGACTGCCGCGCCTGGTCGAACTCGTGGAGGCCCCGGGCGTTGCGACGCTTCGCCTGGCTCGCCTCGAGGGCGGTCTGGTAGGAGGCGTCCCACTGGTCCGACATGCCGGCCGCGATCGCGTTGTTGGAGCGCGGCTCGACCTTCACGTTGTAGGGCGGGTCGGTGGAGAGCAGGTCGACCGTCGCGCCGTCGAGCAGCCGATCGAGATCCGCGGGGTTGCCTGAGTCTCCGCACAGCAGCCGGTGCTCGCCGAGGATCCACAGGTCCCCCGGCTTGGTGATCGCCTCGTCCGGGGGCGCCGGGATTTCGTCCGGGTCGGTGAGCCCCGCCTTCGGCTCGGGTGCTGACAGGCGGGCGAGCATCGCGCCGAGCGCCTCGTCGTCGACCGAGACATCCGCGAGCAGCGCCCGGAGCTTCTCGTCGTCGACGCCGGCCATCGCGGCGAGCGGATCGAGGGACGCAAGGACGAGTGCCTCCTCATCGGCATCGAGGTCCACGTAGCTCACCGGGACCGACGCCTCCCCCCGGGTGATGGCGAGCTCGACGCGCAGGTGGCCATCGACCAGGTGCCCGGTCCGGCGGTTCACAAGGATCGCCGACACCCAGCCGACCTGATCGAGCACGCCCGCGAGCGCCTGCTGCTGCGCCTTCGGATGCGTTCTCCAGTTCGCGGGGTTGGCGAGCAGCTGATCGGGTGCCTCGTCGCCCGTGCCCACGATCCGGGACCGCCAGGGGGCGGGCGCCGGGGCATTCGAACGGTTCCGAACGGACGGTGTCGTCACGGTGTCATCGCGCTCCGACGCCTTGCATCACGGCGCGTCCCGAGCGACTCATGGACGCGTCCAGACGCCATCCCCGACCCGAAAGGAGACCCCAGTGACCGATCAGGCAAGCCTCGACCGCCTCATCGCGGACGCCCAGCGGGAGCTCGACGCCGCCATCCGATGGGCCGCCACCGCGATGCCGGAATCGCCCCTGGCGATGAAGGTCCGCGACCGGGAGCGCATCCGGCACGCCGAGATCGAGCTCGACGCGCTTCGCGACCCGGTCGCGGAGGACCCTGAGACGCCGGCCGAGCGACGCGCGGCGCTGATGAGCGCGATGGAGGGCGGCTACGCCGCGCCCGAGGACTTCGGCCTGGACGACGCCCCCGGGTGCGAGGGGTTCGCGGGCGAGAACGCCTGGGGCCCCTGCGCCCGATGCGGGGAGCGCCTCGAGGACCACGACGCCTGACGCCGAAACCGGGCGATCGCCCGGTCCGCCGGAGACCCCGCCCGGCGCTGACGAGGCAGGGGACCAACCAGGAGCACCACGATGGCCAGCAAGAAGGACGCCACCACCCAGACCACCAGCGGCATGCGCCGCTGCATCGGCAGCACCACGTTCGGCATCGAGGCCCACGAGGCGCCGGTCGACGAGTTCCCGGTCCAGGCCAGCCAGAAGGACGGGCTCGGCCGCATGTGCAAGCCGCACTGGCGCCAGTACACCAACGCGCTGCGGAAGGCGGCGGTCTCCCGCAAGGCGGCGGAGGCCGCGACCGAACCGGTCACGGAGCCGGAGCTGATCGCGGAGACGGATGCCATCACCGAGGGCGAGCCCGGGGCGACGGCGCCGCGGAAGGGCCGCCAGCCGAAGGTCCAGGCGGAGCCCGAGGAGGTCGCCGCCGCCTGACCCACCCGATCGCCGCACGACGGGCCCCGGGCGCGAGTCCGGGGCCTTCGTCCGTCCGGTGGCATCCGTGCGCGACCTGCGGGACACCGCGGCACTTGGGCGCCCTGTGGCGCCCCGGGCGGGACCGCGCGTGGCCTCGCTACGATCGTCCGCATGAGCGATCTCGAGGCCGCCTGGGACGAGGTCCACGCCGCCAACACGATGGGATGGCAGGTCGGCCGCCCCTACCTCCACGACGAGCGCGGGGAGTGGGAGCAGTACGCGTTCGACCCCCGCGAGCGACCCAAGGTCGGCAAGCGGAGCCGCGAGTGGATCGCGGTCGGCCGCACCGAGGTCGAGTGCGTCCGCGGGATGGCCTACTGCCTGCGGGAGCTTCGGGACGGACGCTGGCCCGAGTAGGCCATCGGGACCGGGAAAAAACGCGAAACCCGGCCGCGCGTACACGCTACCCGCGGCGTCATGGCGGGGCCTGGGCCGGTCAACATGGGTACCCCACCGGTCGGGTGGTGAGGACTGGGCGGGTACGCGACCGTCATTTGCGTCACGACCGTCACCAGAGTGGGCGTCCGACCACGCTGCCGATGACGGTAGTGACGGTCGTGACGGTCGTACGCCCTCTTGTTCCGCTCGGGGACCAGATGCCTCGGTCCCCCACCGGCGGTCCTGCGTCGCGGTCTTGGCCCGATGATGTGCTGCGCAGAGCGACTGCAGGTTCGAGGGGTCGTCCGTGCCGCCGCGGACCTTCGGCACGATGTGATCGACGTCGGTGGCGCGCAGCCGGCACGTGAAGGACGGCAGTCGCACGATCCACTGGCAACGCGGATGGAGCAGGAGCTGGCGTGCCCGCCGGAGACGCCACGCCGCACCGTATCCGCGCTGGGTCGTGGTCCCTCCCCCGCAGTCCAGGCAGCGTCCCTCGCGGGAGGTGATCCGGAGACAGCCGGGGCACGGGTGTGTGGGCATGGCCCGACGGTATCGAGGCGACCCGACCCGACCGCTAGCGCCTCCTGCTAGGAGTCGCCCCTCATGCGACGCCGCTGCTCCTTCACGCGGGTGCCGCCATCCGCGATCCGGCGATGCGAGACCGAGCCCTGCTCGATGCCCCGGGCAGCCTTCTCCAGACGCTCGGCGACCCGGGAGACGTCGGCCAAGGGCCGCAGCCGCTCCAGCTCGTGCTCCAGCTCGTCGATGCGCGCGTCGCACACGCGTAGGTGGTAGGCGGCGACGGTGTTCTCAACGGTCTGGCGACTGACGCCGAGCGGGCCCGCGGCCGCCGCCGGTGAACCGTGGCGCCGCACGGCGTCGACGACCTCGAGCTGGCGGGGCGTGGGCGCGAGACGGGTGTTCATGCGGCGTGCCCGGGACGGGGCGACATGCTCATCCAGTCCCACACGTTCGGTGGCCCGTCAGGCCATCCGTCGTCGTTGGCCGGCTGCTCCGGATCGGGCCCATGGTCCGATCGCGCGGACGAGGCGGGTTCCCGACCGTCACGACCGTCACTTGCGTCACGACCGTCACCGCCGAAGGGGTCGTCGCCCTCCTGGTGTGACGCTGATGACGCGGATGACGGTCCATCACCCGCCCGTTCCGCACGGGTGATGGTGATCGAGCGACGCTGCCCGCTGCGCTGGGGGAACGTGACCTCGATGCCGATCGCCCGGAGATCCGGGGCGAGGCGGCGGAGCTGGCCGGACAGCGAGCGCGGGTTGGCGGGCCAGTCCTCGCGCTTGGCGACCTTCTCCGCGACCAGGCCCAGCAGCTGCTCCAGCAGCTCACCGGCGGTCCCCTCCCAGGTCTCGGGCAACCGCTGGAGCGGCGGCACGATACTGGCCGACTCCAGGGCGAGGTCGTGGGCCGATGCACGGTTGCGGCCATAGGAGGCCATGAAGGCGCCGTCCTCCCAGCCGAGTGCGCGCTCGGCCGCGGTCACCCAGACGGCGAAGTCCGCCATCCGCGGGAGGCGGCGGAGCCGGACGCTGCGGTGGCCGCCCAGGGAGGCGGAGACGGCGTCGAGGAGCGCGCCCAGGATCGCCGGCGCGGCGGCGTCGAACTCGGTCCAGAACGAAGCCGCCGTCCGGCGCTGCTCGTCCGGGATGCGCGGCAGGGTCACGAGAAGCGTCCGGTCCAGCAGGTCCGAGCGCACGGCGAGGTCCGTGATGCCGTTGAGGATGATCGGACGGGCCGCCCAGAACAGGGTCTCCTCCGCGTCGGAGTACAGCTCCCGGGTGCCGAACCCAGCGCCCGTGGACAGGCGCGCCAGGCCGTCGCTCAGCCAGTCCCGGAGGCCCGACAGGTTGTCGAACGACACCACGTGGCCGTTCGTGGCCGCGATGATCAGGTCGCGCTCATCGCGGGGTGCCGAGCGGTCGGGCGTGCGCGCGGGGTCCACCAGGGAGCGGATCACGCGGCCGGTCGTGCTCTTGGCGGACCCCTGCTCGCCGTTCAGGACCAGCACCGGGTACGGGCCCTTGCTGAAGCAGCCGAGCAGGAAGCCGACGATCAGGCGCCAAGCGTCATCGTCGGTGATGTTGAGGAACCCGCGGAGCCACTCGATGCCATGGCGACCATCGCGCACGGGCTCGGGCAACGGCTGCATCCCCCGGGGCCGGCGGAACTTCACCGGGGACTCGTCCAGGATCCGCCAGCCCGCGGCGCTCACCTCGATCACCCGCCAGGCGGCGTCGCCCATGTCGATGTACAGGACGCCATCCACGTGGGCGTGACGCAGGTAAACGGCGAGTTCGGGCCCATCGAAGCGGGCGAGGCCCTCGAGCGTGGTCAGGGCATCCTGGATGGCTCCCGCGCGCGGGATCGCCCCCTCCCGCTCGTAGTACTGACGCGCAAGCCAGGACCGGAAGCCCGTCGAGCGCAGGCGCCAGGTCTCGTCATGGTCGTCGACGGCGACGGTCGCGTAGGCGTTCTGCTCGGGATCGTGGAACAGCGGGACGCGCTTGCCGAGGTCGACGAGGCGGGTGGCCTGGGACTCCTTGCCGTCCTTCTTCGAGCCCTCGGCGCCGTCGTCCTCACCGGCTACGCGCTGGCTGTCGGCGACGCGGGCGAACTCGTCCTCGAGGTCGGGCGGGACGGTCGTGCCCATCAGCGCAGCCCGCTCGCGATCGTGGCCCGTGCCTCGCGCTCGGGCAGGCCGGCGCTCAACGCGGCGGAGAGCAGGATGCTGACCGCGGCGTCCCGGTCGATGCCGTGCTCGGCGACCCGGCGCGTCGCCCAGTAGAGCAGGCCGTTCCGCTCGCCCTCGCGCGCCTCGGCGACCACCCGATACAGTCCGGCCATCAGGGCCACGGCCCGGCTGGGCGTCAGTCGGCCGACGGCTCCCGTGGCGATCGGGCGGGCCTCCTGGACCATGGCGCGCATCCAGCGTGGTGCGGCGGTCACCGTCACGGTGGACGGATCCCGCAGCCACTCGTAGGGGCCGGTCGTCATCGAGGGCGGCACCAGGACGCCGCCCGACCCCTTGAGCTCGCCGATGTGCACGCCCTGAAGGACCAGGCGGCGGGTGCCGAGGCCGAGCGGCGCGACGTACACGTGGAGACCGCCGCGACCCGACCGCGCGACCGGCGTCGCAGGCAGGGTCCCTCCCGGTACCGCCGCCTCGAACGCCTTCACGTGGGGCGCCTCGATGTCGAAGACGTCGAACGTCTCACCCGCGACCACGCCGATGTTCGGGGCGCCCGTGTCCCGCGGCCACCAGCGATCGATCAGCATCGGATCGGTCGTGGCGTCCGTCAGCCAGCCTCCGTACACCGGGCGCTTGCCGGCGCGCTCGACGGGATACACCCTCCAGCCGAGGTCCGCGTAGGCGCGCGCCCAGCTCGCGGTGCGCGAAACGCCGATCCGGTCGCTCGGCGTGGTGATCTGGCCCGGCATCGCGGTGGTCATCAGGGCTCGCGTACCGCGCCGGCGATGTACGCCTCGAGATCGGCAGGACGGATTCTCAGTGCGCGTCCGATTCGGACCGACCGCAACTGCCCGTAGGCGACGAGCTTCCAGGCCATCGACCTCGAAATCGCAAGGCGGTCGGCCACCTCATCGAGCCGCAGGAGGCGCCCGCTCGCCCCATCGACCCCATCCACCCGGTTCATGGCCTTGCCTCCTGTCGCACCGTGTGCCATGATGTCCAGTGTTCCCCGGAGACTTTCCGGGACCACTGAGACGGATGGTAGCGGATGTCGATGTCCGGTGCAACACCAGAGCATTCCGGGACCTCGCAGAGGTTCTACCGGTGAGCAACCGCCCCCGCCTGGCCGGGGATGGCCGCTTGCTGGTGCCGTCGAAGGTCGCCTTCGACCACCACGGCTTCCTCCTCGGGCGCCTGTCGGAGCGGACCATCGACCCGTTCGATTGGACGGCCGACCGGTTGCTGCTGGCGGAGTCCTTCGCGCGACTGGACCTGCGTGATCGCACGACCGCCAAGGCCTGGTTCGTGGAGCACGGGGTCATCGATCGCGCCGCCTTCGTCGGGCCACCCGCGGAGGTCATCAACGACAACTGGCTGCCCGAGCGCGGGGCCGAGGAACTCGCTGATCACCGTCGCGATGTGGAGATCGAGCAGGACAACGTGCGGTGGCACCTGACCACGCTCGCGCGCCTGTCCGAGACGCGGCTGTCCCAGGAATGGGACCCGAGCTGGGGACGACTGATCGTCGCCGGTCCGGAAGGGGACATGGTGGTCGGCGGGCCGCACGGTGGCGAGCGACTGACGCTCCGGAGCACCATCGATCTGCTGCGGCGCGAGTTCGCTGACGACCCCAGACGACAGCGGGAGGCCGACGCGGCCGAGCGACTGCGCGCCGCGACCGACGACTGGCCGGTCGTGGAGGTCGGCGAGTTCCTGTGGGACGAGGCATGGGAGCAGGAGGAGGACGGGCCGGACGGGCCGCTGCCGTGGGACAGCGAGGCGCGGGCCGAGGTCCTCGGCACGACGTGGGACCGGACCGTGACGCTCGAGCGGCTCCTCATCGTTCCCTATGTGGCGCGAGCGGTCGAGCGGAAGTTCACCGTCGCGTTCGAGGCCCAGGAGGTCCATGGCAAGACCCGCCCCGTCCTAGTGCCTCGGGAGGAGCGGGTCTGGCAGTCGGTGCTGGCCCCGATCTACCTCCAGCTGTTCGAGGCGTTGCGACGCATCACCGAGGGCGAGCCGGGTGCCGCGATCTGCCGCGAGTGCGGTCAGCCGTTCGTCGTCCTTGACGCGCGCAGACGCTTCTTCTGCAACGAGCGCGAGCAGTTCCGGCACAACAAGCGTGAACAGCGGCGGCGAAGGGCCGACATCGTGCTCGAGGATGGGACGGAGATCGAGATCAACGTCTGGAAGCCCCGATGACCCGCCGCGGCCCGCATGAGGGCTCCATCTACCAGCGGGCGAACGACGGCCGTTGGGCGGGCACCGTGAGCATCGGCTACGAGGGTGGCAGGCGCGTGCGCAAGCACGTCATGGGCCGCTCGCGCGCCGAGGTCAAGGACAAGATGGCCGCGCTCATGCGGGCGCACGAGGAGAAACGGCCCATCCCCGACCAGCGCGAGAAGGTCGGACCGTTCCTGCGCCGCTGGCTGGACGAGGTGGCCAAGCCCACGCTCCGCGCCTCGACCTACAAGAGCTACGACGATCTCCTGGTCGCACACCTCATCCCTGGGCTGGGCAGAATCGCGCTCGCGAAGCTCACTCCTGCCGAGGTCCAGTCCTTCCTCAACCAGAAGCTGGCGGGCGGGCTGTCACCGCGCCGGGTCCAGTACATCCACGCCGTCCTGCGCCGGGCGCTCGTGACCGCGGAGAAGTGGGGCATGGTCAGCCGGAACGTGGCCAAGCTCGTGGACCCGCCGCGGGTACCGAAGCACGAGATCTCGCCGCTCACCCCGGAGCAGGCGAAGGCGCTCATCGAGACATCGGCCGACGACCGCCACCGGGCGCTGTGGATCACGGCGCTGGGCACCGGGATGCGCCAGGGCGAGCTGCTGGGACTCCGCTGGGAGGACGTAGACCTCGACGCCGGCAGACTCCGGGTCCGCCACAGCCTCGCCAACGTCGACGGCGAGCTGACCCTGCTCGAGCCCAAGACCGACCGCAGCCGGCGGACCGTCCTGCTCGCGGAGGCGGTGGTCACGGCGCTCCGCGCCCATCGGACCCGCCAGAAGATGGAGCGCATGATGGCAGGCTCGCGATGGGTGGACAGCGGCCATGTGTTCTCCACGCTCCACGGCACGCCCTACCACGCGGCCACCATCACCCGCGCATTCAAGGCGGCGCTGACCCGGGCCGGTCTCCCCACGTGTCGGTTCCATGACCTTCGCCATGCCGCCGCTACGTTCCTGCTCGCCCAGGGCATGACCCTCGAGGACGTGAAGAACCTCCTCGGCCACAGCTCCATCACACTGACCTCGAACACCTACGGGCACGTGCTCGAGCAGCGCCAGCGGCAGGTGGCCCGGGCGATGGACGCAGTGCTGAGCGGCTGAAGGCGCCCGAGCTCAACAGTACCGCCTGAGAGAGCCGGTTCCCTACAGTCCGGCGGGATTCGACCGGGTCAATCCCGGGCGAGGTCGGTCACCTCGTCCACGAAGCCGTCGAATCCCTTGCCTCTCTGGCTGAGCACGAACTCGTCCTCTGCACCGACTGGCGGCCGCACCTTCCCACCGTCGTCTCGGTACAGCGCCTGGCTGCTCACCAGTCGGTAGTACGGCCAACGCTCCTCCTGTACCGCCCGGGACAGCCCCATCCGCCGGGCGTTCTCCCCCTTGTGCCTCAGGATGAACAAGCCCCGCTGGCCGGGCAGCGAATCCTGGAGTGACCTCAACTGGTCCCGCTCGGTCATGAGTAGGTCGAGCACCACATCACCCCGATAGGCCGGCGACCCGGCCAAGACGTCTTCCACCTCCAAGTAGGCGTTCGCGTAGTACGCGACTGAGCACCCGTAGCGACATGGCTCAGATTTGTCTCCAACGGTGCGCCCGAACTCAACGTCGCGAATCTTCGCCACCACTACCAGATCTGCGACGTCGACAAGTTCCTCCAATGACTCCGCGTGCTCTGCATCGGACGCCGACATCGGGCGAATGGCCATCCAGCCAGCGTCAAGACGATCGACCGCCGTTCCGATCCGGCTCACGTGCGCGATGCTGCCGAGGAGAATGACGACGGCGACTGGCACGAGGACAAAACTCCACGTGCGCGCAATCTTCACACCGCGTCGAATGCCGCGCGCCGTCATGAGTACGCATCCTCGAGATGGTCCTTGTCAGCCTGAAGGAGATCGTAGTCGAGATTCACGTGATCGGACTTATCAGCAGGATACTGGTGCATGCAGCTGCTGAAGGTATCGTTCCGATGACGCAGTCCGAACGTGTGACCGAGCTCGTGACAATTGAGCCATCGGCGCTTCTTCTGGGTGCCATATCCCATCACGGTATTCGTTGGCTGCCGGTCGTAGGTGGTGTCATATATCACGATCTGTGGTCTGCACCACGCGGTGTGGTTATCCGGGTTACCGCCGTACTGAACTCCTTCGCCTTCTGAGGCCTTGGCGCACCGGGTGTACCCGATGTCGCCGTTGTCCTGGACGTTGAAGTCCTTGACGATCACATCCTCGTCTAGAGGGGTCTCATCCGTGTAGATCCCAACCGTGATGCCGGCAAGCGGTTCGTAGCGGTTGAGCAGGACGAAGACCGCGGCATCCTCCATGTCGGGGTCGAGACTCCAGAGATTGACCACATGAGTCCCGTTGTTGGCCTTGCACTCGCTTTTCTTGGTCTCGTCGCACGCATTAGTCCAGTCGGAGCCGAAGTGCTGCGGTGCGGCGGCGACCGGGTTGGCGGTCGCGAAGACGAGAATGGTGGCAATCCAGCCCGCGGCGTGACGCATCCGCCAGCCGAGCTGCCGTTCATCGGGCATGAACCACTCCTCCATGTGATCGTGCGGCATGGTTTCCCTCGGTCGCCGTAGTATGTGCGACCCAGTCAAGGAGGAAGGCCAAGATGTCACGTCACTCAGCAGTTCGCTCGGGCGCGCTGGCCTCCAGCCTCGCGTTGGCCATGCTGCTGGCGCCCCCCACGTCGCTCGCACAGAGTCCACCCCCCTCCGGGATGGCCTCGTCCGTGACCCTGTCGGAGTGTGGCGCCGACACAGCCTCTGTTCTGGCCTCGCCCCTTCCGTCGGCGTTTGCTGGGACGCCTGACGGGTCGTCCGCTCAGCCAGCCGCGACTCTACCGGGAGCCTGGGGCACCATGTCGGTCGCTCCCGTACCGGCTCGCACCGAGCACTCGGTCGTCTGGACCGGGTCCGAGGCCGTCTACTGGGCAGGGGACGGTCGTCGTGATGGCGCCGCCTACGATCCAACGACAGATACGTGGCGGCGGATCGCAAGGTCGCCGCTGCAGGGTCGGTCACGGCATAGTGCGGTCTGGACCGGCTCCCAGATGATCGTTTGGGGGGGCGGGCGCGGGCAGACCGTCCGACGAGATGGGGCTGCATACGACCCCGCAACCGATGTCTGGGAGCGGATCTCGAGTCCCCCTACGGCCGTCGGACGGCAGCGGCATCAGGCGATCTGGACCGGTTCCCGGATGCTGGTGTATGGCGGAGTCGACGCCCGCGGTGCCAGGGTGCCCGGTGGTCTCTCCTATGATCCGGCTACGGATAGGTGGGAGACGATTCCGCCCGACCCGTTGGGACCGCTGGACACGCTATATGTGGCGTGGACCGGTAGCGCGATGCTCTTGGCCGGCTACGTGGATGGCCGCGACCACGGCAGCGGTCGTGCGCGGTTGGCCCTCTTCGACCCCCTGACTGGCGATTGGCAGATTCTCCTGGGGGTGGAGCTGTCGCGATACGACGAGCCCAGGCCGGTGTCGACCGATGGCATGGTGCTGTTGATCGGCGTTCATGCCGCTGATGCCGCGGATCCGCTGCCGTCGAGCGTCACCCTTGACACCGAGGCTGGCTGCTGGCGCACGCCGCGCACACCCCCTCCGCAAAACGACGCGACCCTCGATGAGGTCTGGACCGGATCGATGCTGCTGGCGCTAGGTCAGGACGGCGTGGCCTACGTGCCGGACTCGGACTCTTGGATGATGCTGCCACCGGCCCCAACCGACGCGACGTTCCGTGACTCGGTGCCATCTGTCTGGGCGGGAGACAGAGTCCTGGTCTGGAGCGGCCTGAGGGGTGAGTCATCCGATCCACTAGCGGATGGTGTCACGTTCATGCCCGGCGACGCCCCCTAAGGGCTCCCGCAAGTCCCTGGGCCTGGGGCAAAGGCGTACCAATCTGCCGGTCCATCCCGAGCACCACGTCCACCGCGTGCTTCCGCCGTGGCTGGCAGCGTGGCTGGCAGGACTGGTCAAAGTTCGCAGCGATCCACCAGAACATAGGTATCTACGCTCATATGTGCGCGAAACGTGGTGAGCCGGCTGGGATTCGAACCCAGGACACGAGGATTAAAAGTCTGCCGTGGCGCCGTCCACAGGGGCACTCTGGGGCACTCTGGGTTAGTTTCCCGCGCGGTTGTCGTCCACATGGTCCATGCCGTGGGACCGAGTGTGACCGCCGTGGCTGGCAGCGTGGCTGGCAGGAAACGCACGGTGCCCATGTGCCGTAACCCTATCGATGGACCAACACAGCGTAGTAGCCTGGCCCGGGTTCGCCAATGTTACAGAGACCCCGGCCGGCTTCGACCAGAGTCTCTGTGTGGTGCGGACGGCGGTTGCTCAGTCGTCAGGTTCGCGACCTGACCGTTGAACCGAATGAGCAGGATCTCGGCACTAGTCTTTCAATGATGGCGATGGATGCGGATCATGGTTACCCCGGCCACCGCTCTCGCACTCGTCCTCGCCAGGACAACTCGTGTCCTTCAGGCCCTTTGCAGCGTCACTCATCTGCTCGTGCGCTCGAATGTAGTCAGGATCCTTGACGTCGATCGCGACGCTTCTGGAGCGGTCATTTGTGCTCTCGACAGCATCTCGCCCCTCTGCAATCAGAGGAACGCTGCGGTCAGCCCCTACCGCGACCGACTCTTGAGGTCGAGTGACCCACGCCACAGACGCCACGGCCACCAACCCCACAATGACGCCCGCAGCGATTCTCCGTCTCGCTTGCACCTTCATCTGAATGTCTCCTTGATGCTAAGGGGTGGACACGTTCTGCAGCTGGTCCTTCGTGAACGCAAAGTCCTCGGTGTAGACCGCCCATTTCGCTTTGAAGGGGTGGTTGGCATCGACAAACTGGACAATCTTCTCCGCGGTGTTGGGCCAAGCCACCTGCCAGTCGACATTGCCCTGTGGGTTGTACTGAAACCACCGCATCGACAAGTAGCCGTCACCCAGGACTGGACCCATTCCGCTGTTCCAGTCGTTGATCTCGACTCCCCACCACGCAAAGCTGGCCAAGCCGACGGGGTTGGGACGATCCGAGCGGCACAGGTAGTCGCCATTGTCCGTTACGTCGCGGACACAGAAACTCGCGAGAGCGAGATTGGTGCCATACAAGTTGATCTTGAACCGGTAGCGATGCCCAACCTGTGGCGGGCCTCCTACCCAGTCATCTAGGCGGAGAAAGGTCCCGTCGCCCGAGTACGAGTAGATGAAGTGGAAGCCCGTGCTCCGCTTGTTCCACATGCCCATCTGGATGATGTTTCCAGAGGGGTCTTGCATGTTCACCGGGAGCACTGCCACGAAGTCCGTGTCATTCTCGTTCCCGCCGCTACAGAGTGTCAGTGGACGGGCAACCGCCTCGCCGATCGCCCCGACGAACCCGTTATAGCCGAGGTCGCTCGCATCCCGGGTGACCACTCCATACCACCTTGCCAGAGGGTTGGCGTCGTTCTGGCAAGCACCCGTCGCCGCGGCAGATCCTGCGGCGGGTGCTAGCGTCGCGACCACTGCCACCATCGACAGAGACGCAATCAACCGACGGAAGGTTCCGTGCCGAGTCAGCCTTTGCATGTGGATCCCCTCGGGCTGCGCGATTCTCGTGGCTTTGAGATGGGTGTAGCACCTAGGACCTCTACAGTCAATAGGTGATCGGCCTTGTGTGTGGACGGCCAGCGAATCTGTCACCGCTAAGCGGCCAGCGACTTTGTCACCCTCGGACACATGGACACGAGGGAGGCGATCACGTTGGATGCACGCGCGCAGCAGCGCCTGCGGGTGCTCAACCATGTCCTTGTCGGTGAGCTGTCGGCCGCGGATGCCGCGACGCTGCTCGGGGTGAGCCTGCGCACGGTGCGGCGGCTGCTGGCCGGGTACCGCGGACCCGATGGCGTGGCCGCCCTGGTGCACGGGAACCGCGGCCGTCCGTCGGCGAACCGGGTGCCGACCGAGCTGCGCGAGCGGCTCGTCGAGCTCGCCACCACCACCTATGCCGGCGTCAACCGGTCGCACCTCGCGGACCTGCTCGCCGAGCGCGAGGGGATCACCGTGCCCGCCCGGACGCTGCGCCGGATCCTCGACGAGAACGGCGTGCCGCCGGTGCGCAGACGGCGACCGGCCGGTGCCCGGCAGCGCCGGGAGCGGATGAGCCAGGCCGGGATGCTCCTCCAGGTCGACGGCTCCCGTCACGACTGGCTGGAGGGCCGGGGCCCCTGGCTGACCCTGGTCGGGGCGATCGACGACGCCACGGGCGTGGTGACCGGCGCCACGTTCCGGGAGCAGGAGGACACGGCCGGCTACCTCGATGTGCTCATCCAGACGGCCCGCGGCTTCGGGCTGCCGCTGGGCATCTACTCCGATCGCCACCTGATCTTCTGGAAGGGCAGGGGCCGGATCCCTTCGGCCTGGGGGCCGTCGCTGGCGCCATTGGCTGGTGCCAGCACGCCAGGTGACCCCATCGCTACCCCGCCACACTGCGCAGGACGCGGAGTCGCTGGCGCCCGTCCGGGAAGGACGGACCGCGCACCCCATACGTCGCCTCCAGCTCCTGGGGGAGCAGGGCGACGAGCTCGCCGAGGTCGTCGGCCGAGTAGCCGAGGCCGCGGATGTGCGCATCCACGATGTCCCGAAGGGTCTCCGGAAGCTCCGGCGCGATGTCACCCTCGGCGGGTTCCCGCGTGCGGTACCCGAGCCGGCTCATGGTCATCCACAGGTAGCGGGCCCGTCGTGGCTGGATGCGCCCGAGCGTCTCGCCCCGCTTCAACAGGGCGCCCATGGAGACCCGCCACCGACGCTTCAACCAGACGAGCCGGTCGAGCGTCAGGCCATCGAGTTCAGCCCTGATGTCCTGCTCCGGCATCAGGAGCTCGGCGCCGAACCGGAACGCCTGGTCCTCCATGTCGGGGTTCGGCACGCGGTGCATGACCATGTGCCCGAGCTCGTGCGCCAGGGTCAGCCGGGTCCGATCCGCCGGGGCGTCCCGATTGATGAAGAACAGCGGCGGCAGACCGGGCACGTAGCGCCCGACGGCGTCGATGAGCTGGGTGCCGAAGTCCATGGGGATCACGATCCCGCCGGCGGCCTCGACGACCCGGGTGAGGTCCACGATGGGTCCACGTGGCAACGACCACGACGCCCGGACGGCACGGGCGATCTCCTCGGGGCTGCCGAACTCGTCGAGGTCGAGCTCGGGCACCAGGTCGTCGTCGATCTCGACGGCCCGGAGCAGGCGAGCGACCTGGATCCGGCGGATGTTGACCATCGCGTGGATCTGCGCGAGCAGCCGTGCGGACATGGCGCTGCGCTTGCGATGGAAGAACTCGCTCGTGCCCGGGCCGTAGACCGGCTCGGACATCGTGAAGAAGTGCGTGGGGTACGCGAGGGCGTGAGCAAGGCGCTCGAGGATGTCGTCGGAGATCGGCAGCAGGCCCGCCTCGATCTTCGAAAGGTGCCCCTGGGACATCCCGAGACGCCCGGCCAGGGCGACCTGGGTCAGGCCCCTCGACTCGCGGGCGAGCACCACCAGATCAGGGCGCGGTGCTCCCGACTCCGCCTCAGACGCTCTGCCCATCGCTCACGACACCGGCGCCCGGCACTCGCTTCGGTCGTGCACGCGGCCGCCGGATCGCCGCGGGCGTGGGCTGGCTCGTGGCTGCCACCGGGATGCGGACCGTGTCGGCGTCCTCCGAGATCTGCCACTCCCACTCGAGAGCGTCGCCGTCGGGGCAGGTGATCCAGACCGTCGAGCTGGCAAGGGTCGTCGGCGCGTGGTAGCCGACGTTGAGGTGCAGCACGGGCGCGAGGTCCGGGAACAGCCCGAGCGGCTCCTGGGCCACGAAGGCGAGCGCCAGCTGCGTCGGCTGATTCATCGTCCGGCGGCCTCGACCCAGCTTCTTGAAGCGCAGCACGTAGGCGTCCCGGATGAAGAGCAGGAACAGGCCCCGGCGCTCCTGGTGCCGGATGCCATCGACCCCGTCCGGGAACTCGCGCTTGATCTCGCGCACGATGTAGTCCCGGACGACGTTGGCGACCGATCCCGGCCGCCAGAAGAACAGCCGGTCCCCGTTGTCGGCGATGAACTGCCCGATCGCCACCTGCACGCAGCGTGCCAGGCGATCGTGATAACGGTCCAGGTCCGCTTGGACGCGCAGGCGTGTGCTCATGCCCATGATCCTAGCAGACCGCTTGTCATTGCGCGCGTCGATTATGCATTTTCTATGCCTGCACGCGGGTGCCCGGCTTCAGGCGGCCTGTTCCACCCCCTCATCAGCGCCCAGCAGACATGCGGCGACGTCCCCATCCATGAACTCGCTCGGACCCCAGACGCGGGTCTCCACCACGCGCGGAACCGCGGCCGCGGTACGTCCGTGACTGCGCCGTGGCGTGAAGTCGGACCTGGGCGGCCGACCAGACCAGCGACCGATGCCCGTCAGCTGGGCGAGCAGGACGCGGTCCTGGTCAGGGTGCATGAGCAGGAGCACCGACCCCGGACCAACGACGGACCCTCGCCCGTTGGCGGTGGGTGCGGGGCACGGCTCCGTCAACGAGTACACCTGCCACCCCAGCACCCGAGCCAGTTCGATCACCGCGCGAGCCAGGTCGCGACAGTTCCAACGGACATCCGCATCGAGGTGGTTCGCCGGTTCCAAGGGCATGCGCTCTCCAGCCATCGGACGCACCGACAGCGAGCCCGCTGCTGAAGGGCCTGCCGCTCTGGGGGCCTTCTCGCTTACCGGGGAGGTATCTCCGGTTGACTTCATCATGCTACTGGTCCCAGCGCGGTTCGGCAAGCTCGTTGACCCGGCCACAGCCGGGGCAATGGATCAGTACCGAGCTCTTGGGATGGCGCACGAATGGCCTCGGTAAGCCTTCGCTGCTCGGCTCGAGACCCCGCCGGAACCGTCGGCGTCGCGGTGGACCGAAGTACGGACGGCCGGCCGCGTCCCGGCGTGGTTTGCCCGCCGCATCAAGTTCGCGGGTGCAGGTCGGTCCGATAGCGGGCCGCCTCGCGACGGGCCTCGGCGAGCTCCCGCTGGAGCGTCCCGACGTCGGGCGCGTCGGTGCCGGCCACCTGGGCCGGATCGGGGGTGCCCACCTGGGGCTGCGCGCCCTCGGCCACCTGGGCCTCGGACGCGCTCGGGGTGTCGGCCATCGTCAGGCTCCCGTGCTGGTGACCGCGTCGGTGAAGCCGGCGCCGATCGGGGTGGAGGTGTCGGGGATGGGTGCCGGCGCGGCCGCCTTGGCCTGCCGGCGCTCGCGCATCTGGCGCACCTGCTCGGGCGAGTAGCCCAGCTGCTCCTGCGCCGATTCGAGGTCGATGACCCCGGCCTGGAACTGCTTCAGCACCGCGTCCGTGCGCACCGCCTCGTTCTGGGTCTCGGGATCGCGCCAGATCGTCTCGGCCGAGCGGATGCGTCCTCGGGCGTCGCCCATGGCCAGCAGGCACAGGCGCATGACCTCCTCCCAGCCCTCGCCCAGGTGGAGCGCGATGCGCCCGACCTTGCGCACGAGCCCCGCCTCGCTCGACTTCAGCGACTCGCCCGACGGCGGGATGGCCTGCGGCTGGCCGAGGAAGAAGTGGTACGGGATGCGGCTGATGGAGCTGATGTGGCCGACCTCGGTCTCGATCATCAGCTTGTAGGGCAGGAGGTCGGTCGCCGCGAACTCGCCCACCTGGGGGAAGGCCTGGTTGGGGTCCTCGGGGTCGGGACGGGGGAACGTCCACAGCCTGTCCACGGCCGGCTTGAAGGGCTCGATCGGCCGGCCCGTCTCGGGGTCGACGGGGATGTCGATGCCGATCGCCCAGCGCTGGCGGAACGCGGCGAACTCCGATGCCACGAGCGCATCGGCCCGGTACTTGTTGATGGCGTCCTGGTTGCTCATCACCGCGGCGATCTCGCTCCGCCCGTCGAGGCGGACGGGGACGCCAGACACGGACCACGAGCGGCCGGACAGCCGCGGCCGGTTCGGCAGCGGCACGACCGGCACCACGCCGAGCGGGTTGGGCAGCGGCCAGGGCTCGTCCGCGACCTCGAGCCGCGTCCATCGCACCGCGCTCGGTTCGAGCGGCAGGTCGCCGGCCGGGATCTCGGTCGTGATCGTCCTGACCCTGGCGACCGACCGGTACTTGAACACCGCGTCGGGCAGGTGGAGGTAGGCGACGAGATGCCCCTCGTCGTCGACCCAGCGCTTGAGCGCAGCCACGCGCTGCGTCCGGTCCTTGGCGGCGGCTTCCACCACGCAGTCGAGCGGGTCCTCGACGGTCACCACGGGCGTCCCGTCCGGGGACGGCTCCACGATCGCGTAGGCGACGCCCTTCATGAGCGCCTCCGTGTGCGCCAGCTGGGAGCCGGCGTCGAGGTCGTTCTCCTGCCAGATCCTGCGCCAGATGTCGGCGTCGCCCTCGGCATCCCGGAAGCGGAACCCCTGGACCTCGAGGCGCTCGCCCGGAGCATCCACGACCAGGCTCATGAAGTTCGAGC